ATTGGGGGGAGGGGGTACCCCACCCAGGTGTCTAAGTGGAAATTTTGAGCGCCAACCGCGCTCGATCTGCCGCTCAAAACCTGCCTGAAACCCGCCATTCACCAACGCCTGGCGCCGTGCAGGCGTCTGCACACACTGATTCACCGGAGGTTTTCCATGGGGCAGCGAGGTCCGAAGCCGCTGCCGGCCAACGTGCACCAGCTGCGCGGCAACGCGAGCAAGAAACCGATCGGGGCGATCCTGGATGAGTTCCGGCCCGAGGTCGAGATCCCGGACTTCCCGTCCTGGATCTGGCCCGAGGCCAAGAAAGAATGGAAGCGCGTCTCTTACGAGCTCGAGCGCTACGGCCTGGTGTCCAAGCTGGACCGCGCCGCGCTCGTTCTGTACTGCCAGGCCTGGGCCAAGATGGTCTGGGCTGAACGAGCTTTGTCCCGGGCGATGAAGGCCGCCGAAGACGCGCGGATCGCGGCCGAAAAGGCGGGTGAAGACTACCAGGGCGGCGACGGCTTGATGATCAAGACGGCCAACGGCAACTTCACCTACTCGCACCACTGGGTGGTCGGCAAGCATGCGGCCTCAGAGGTCAAGCGCTACCTGGATCTGTTCGGCCTGTCGCCGTCGGCCCGGTCTCGCGTGACCACCAGCGACAACCGCCAGGGGGCGCTCTTTCAGGAGGGAACCCAGGACGCATGGAACGCGCTGTGAGCGACTTGATGGACGCCACCAAGTTCGCCGACATCGCCACCGCTTACGCCCAGGACGTTGCAGCCGGCAAGATCATCGCGTGCAAGTGGCACCGCCTGGCCTGCCAGCGGCACCTGAACAACCTGGCGCGCATCGGCAGCGCGGGATTCCCCTACGCCTGGAACCCCGAGCTGGTCAGCACCAAGGGCAAGACCTACCGCCCGGCCGAACGGGTGTGCAAGTTTGCGGAACTGATGCCCCACATCAAGGGCGACTGGGCTGCACAGGGGCAGCTGATCAAGCTGGAGCGCTGGCAGGTGTTCATCCTGGCCAGCATCTTCGGCTGGGTGCACCAGGTCACCGGAAAGCGCCGGTTCCGCGTGGCCGATGTGATCGTGCCGCGCAAAAATGCAAAGTCCACGCTGGCGGCCGTGATCGGCCTGTACCTGCTGGGACCGGATGAAGAATTCGGCGCCGAGATCTACTCGGGCGCCACGTCGCAAGACCAGGCCATGGAAGTGTTCCGGCCGGCGCTTCTGATGGCCCGAGCCACGCCGCGCTACTGCCACACCTTCGGCGTCACGGTCAATGCATCCAACCTGTCGATTGGGGAGAACAACAGCAAATTCGAGCCGGTGATCGGCAAGCCCGGCGACGGTGCGTCGCCCAGCTGCGCGATCGTGGACGAATACCACGAGCACAAGACGGCCGAGCTGTTCGACACCATGCAGACCGGCATGGGCGCGCGGTCTCAGCCGCTGATGCTGGTGATCACCACGGCCGGGTCCGACATTGCCGGGCCGTGCTTCCTGCACCAGGGCGAACTGCAGAAGATCCTGGAAGGCGTTGTCGAAAACGACCAGCGCTTCGGGATCATCTTCACCATTGACGACGGCGACGACTGGACCAGTGAAGAAGCCCTGCGCAAGGCCAACCCGAACTACGGCATCTCAGTCGATGCCGAATTCCTGAAGCTGCAGCAGCGCGACGCGCAGGAAAACCCGCGCAAGCAGAACGTTTTCAAGACCAAGCACCTGGACATCTGGGTGGCCAGCGCCTCGCCGTGGCTCAACCTGCACAACCTGCAGCAGGCCGGCGACCCCGACCTGGCGCCCGATTCGCACGACTGGGACGGCAGCGCGATCGGGCTGGACCTGGCCAGCAAGCAAGACATTGCCAGCGCGGTGCTGCTGTGCTGGCGCGGCGATGGAGATGCACGCAATTACTACGCATTTTCACGCAATTACGTGCCGGAAGCAGCCCTGGAGAAGCCCGAAAACGCGCACTACCAGGCCTGGGTCAACAGCGGCCATCTGATCGCCACCCCGGGCGACATGATCTCGCTGGAGCAGATCCAGGAAGACGTGCTGGACACCTGCGCGCAGGTCGGCACGAAGGAAGTGGCCAAAGACCCCTGGGGCGGCCACCAGATGGGCGCCAACCTGGCGGAACAAGGCCTGACGGTGGTCGACATTCCCCAACAGGTGCGCCACCTGAGCGACCCGATGAAAGAGATTGCCGCCCTGGTTGATTCCGGGCGCTTCCACCACGACGGCAACCCCTGCTACGTGTGGATGCTGAGCAATGTCGAGGTCAAGGAAGACCGCAACGAAAACATCTTCCCGCGCAAGTCGCGGCCGAGCAACAAGATCGACGCCGCGATCGGAACCATCGTGGCGATGAACCGGGCCCTGGCGGCCGGCGAGTCAACCGGGCGGTCGTTCTGGGAACAGACCGAAGCGACCGAACAAACGTACCAAACACAATGAACTTCTGGAACAGGATCACCGGCCGCAAGTCCGCGCCCGCCAGCGGCGACGGGCTGACCGATCTGCTGTCCAAGCTGCTCAACGGCGGCGCGCGCAGCAAGACGGGCGCGGTGGTCAACCGCGAGACGGCGCTGAAGGTGTCGGCGGTGTTCGGGTGCGTGCGCGTCATCAGTGAAGGCGTGGCCCAGGTGCCGTTTCGGCTCATGCGCGAGGCGCGGTCTGACATCAGCCGCCACCCGACGCGCGAGGCAGCCACCGATCACCCGCTGTATGACCTGCTGCACCGCGCGCCCAATGGCTTCCAGACCTCGTTCCAGTTCCGCGAGACCATGGTGCTTCACGCGCTGCTGGCCCGGGGCGCCTATGCCTTCAAGAACGTGGTGCAGGTCGGCAGCCGCCCGGCGCAGATCACCGAGCTGATCCTGTTGGACCCCAGCCGCGTGACCAAGGTGCAGCACGATGACTGGTCCGTCACCTACAAGGTGCGCGGCAAGACCGGCGAGACCCGCGATTTCCCGCAGGAAGCCATCTGGCACCTGCCCGGCCCGAGCTGGGACGGCGTGCTGGGCATGGACGTGCTCAACCTGGCGCGCGAGGCGATCGGCCTGAGCATCAGCACCGAAGAGAGCCACGCCGGCCTGCATGCAAAGGGCGTTCGCCCAAGCGGCATCTACAGCGTGGACGGCACGCTCAGCCCGGACCAGTACAAGCAGCTCAAGAAGTGGATCGAAATGGAGAACGCCGGCGCCGAGAACGCCGGCAGCGTGATGCTGCTCGACCGCAACGCCAAGTTCATGAGCCAGGCCATGACCGGCGTCGACGCGCAGCACCTGGAGACCCGGCGCAACCAGATCGAAGAGGTCTGCCGCTTTTTCCGCGTGCTGCCCATCATGATCGGCTACAGCGACAAGGCCGCCACCTACGCCACGGCCGAGCAGATGTTCCTGGCGCATGTGGTGCACACCCTGATGCCCTGGTATGAGCGCATCCAGCAAAGCGCCGAGGTCAACCTGCTGACGCGCGCCGAGCGCCAGGGCGGCCTGTACATCAAGCTGCAGGAAGCGGCCCTGCTGCGCGGGGCGATGAAGGACACCGCCGAATACCTGTACCGGCTCACCACCGCCGGGATCATGGAGCGCAACGAGGCCCGCGGCAAGCTCGACCTGAACCCGATCGACGGCCTGGACGACCCCCTGACCCCGATCAACATGACCACCGACCCCACGGGCGCGCCGGCCAACGACCCGCCAGCCGACCCCAACGATTCCAACGACGACACCACCGGCAACACCGGAACAGGAGCCTGACCATGGCCATTGAACGCGCAGCCTTCGGGCTCAAGGAAATCAAGTTTGCCGCCACCGAAGGCGCCACCGCCGCCGAGATGATGTTCAGCGGCTACGGCGCAGTCTTCGGCAACGTCGACAGCTACGGCGACGTGATCCAGCCCGGCGCCTTTGCCGACACGCTGGCCGCCTCGCACAAAAGCGGCCAGTTCCCCGCCATGCTTATGCAGCACGGCGGCTGGGGCATCGGCGCTGACGACATGACGCCGGTGGGCATCTGGACCAGCCTGGCCGAAGACGGCATCGGCCTGAAGGTCGAAGGCAAGCTGGCCGACACCCCGCGTGGGCGCGAAGCCTACGCGCTGCTGAAGATGACGCCACGCCCGGCCATCGACGGCCTGAGCATCGGCTACATCGCCAAGGAATGGGCGCAGCGCAGCAAGCCCGAAGAGCCGCGACGCACGCTCAAGAAGGTCGACCTCATGGAGGTCAGCCTGGTCACCTTTCCGGCGAACGGCAAGGCCCGCATCGCCTCTGTCAAGTCTGCCGGCGGCGACTTCGACGAACGCAAATTCGAGCAAGTCCTGAGAGATTCTGGACTGTCACGAAAGGAAGCCCAGGTGGTCATCGCCCACGGCTTCCGGCACCTCAAGGCCCTGAGCGATTCGGGCAGTGAAGAGCTTGACGAACTGGCGGCGGCCATCAAGCGCAACACCTCCTTTATCCAAATCACCTGAAAGGTATCAAAATGGACTTCAACGAAATCAAGTCCTTGCTCGACAAGCAAGGCGAAGCCTGGGGCGAATTCACCCGCAAGAACGACGAACTGCTCAAGGCCAAGGCCGAAGGCAAGGCGGTCGCTGACCTGCAGGCCACGGTCGACAAGATCAACGGCGAGTTCAAGAAGCTCAACGACGACCTGGTCGAGATCGCCAAGAAAGCCAACCGCCCCGGCGCCAATGGCGACGACAAGATCACCGCAGAGCAGGCCGAGTACAAGGCCGCGTTCGGCAAGTTCCTGCGCAAGGGCGATGAAAACGGCCTGGCCGATCTGCAGCGCAAGGCCATGAACAGCGGCTCCGGCCCTGACGGTGGCTACCTGGTGCTGCCCGAGATGGATGCCGAGATCATCCGTGTCGTCGGCGTCACCAGCGCCATCGGCCGGCTGGCGCGCAACGTCACCATCGGCACCGACACCTTCAAGAAGGTTGCCAAGACCACCGGCCTGGCCGCGCGCCGCGTCGGCCCGGGTGCCACGGGTGGCGAAAGCACCAACCCGAAGTACGCCGAGCTGGAATTCACCGTGCATGAGGCCGAAGCCGAGCCCTGGGTGTTCAACAGCACGCTGGAAGACGCAATCGTCGACCTCGAATCCGACCTGACCATGGAAGCGTCCATCGCTTTCGCGGAACTGGCCGGCAGCGAGTTCGCCGCCGGCACCGGGGTGGGCGGCGCGCGCGGCATCACCGCGTATGACACCGTGGCCAACGCCAGCTATGCCTGGGGCAAGCTCGGCTACATCATGTCGGGTGCGTCCGCGGCCTTTGCGGCCAGCAACCCGGGCGACGCCATCATCAACCTGCAGCACAGCCTGAAAGCCCAATACCGCCCCGGCGCGGCCTGGGTGACCAGCGACGCCGTGCTGGCCAAGATCCGGCAGATGAAGGACGGCTCCGGCGCGTTCTACCTCTGGCAGCCGGACCCGCTAAGCGGCTTTGGCGGGCGCCTGCTGGGCAACCCCGTGGAGATCGACGACAACATGCCCGCGCTGGCCGCCGACAGTTTCTCGCTGGCCTTCGGCAACTTCGCCCAGGGCTATGTGGTGGTCAACCGCTCGGGCACCGTGGTGATCCGCGACGCCATCACCGCCAAGGGCAAGACCAAGTTCAACTTCCGCCGCCGCTTCAGTGGCGGGGTGCAGAACTTCGAGGCCATCAAGCTGATGAAGTTCAACACCTGATCGGCCCGGCGCAAGCCACCGCGCCGCCGGCACCCCGCTGGCGGCGCTTCTCCTTCTTCGTCCCCATTTTTCAGATTCTCCAGAGGAACCCCAAATGAAAGACCTTGCCAACATCATCACGCCCAAGCTCGTGCTTTCCCCCTTCTTTTCGGCCGATGACACCGCGGTGGTGGGCGAAATCATCGACAAAAAGGGCTTTGAGTCGGTCACGTATGTGATCTCCACCGGCTCCATCGGCGACGCGAATGCCACGTTCGTGGTGTTGCTGGAAGAAAGCGACGCGGCCAATATGTCCGGCGCCGCGGCCGTGGCCGATGCCGACCTGCTGGGCACCGAAGTGCTGGCCGCTTTCCAGTTCGACGACGACAACGAAACGCGCAAGCTGGGCTACATCGGCAGCAAGCGCTACACGCGCCTGACGATCACCCCCAGCGGCAACAGCGGCACCCCCAGCGCCGCGCTGCTGTCGGCCGTGGCCATCCTGGGCCACCCGCAGATCGCTCCCACCGCCAACCCGCCCGCCTGATCACGCACTGATCCTGCTGCGTGAAAAGCCCTCGGCCCGCAAGGCTTGAGGGCTTTTTGCACAGAAGACCCGTCCATTCAACCCCCTGAAAGCACCATATGGCCGAACTCATTGCCGCCGGCACCACGGAAGCCGATTCCGCTGATTTCACTTTGGCCGCAGGCGACCAGGCCACGCTGTTTTTGAAAGATGCCGCCGGCCCCAGCGTGGCCGCTGACGCCATTGCGCGGCTGCAGATCAAGAGCGCGGCGGGCGAATACTTCAACGCCGGCCACCTCGACAGCTTCAATCCCGCCAAAATCCTCTCCGCCCCCGGCACCTACCGCGTCAAGCGCCTGGCGGCGTCGGCGGCGTTCGGCGTCGATAAGGTCTAAGAATGCTGCTGCAAAGCCTGCTGCGCCCGGTGCTGACGCCCTTGATGCGCGGCATGTTCGATGCGCCTGTCTCGTCGTCGGCCGCATGGTCCCCCCTCGCCCTCTGGCCCAACGGCATCAGTAGCGCCGGGATGTGGATCAGCCCCCGCGACCTGACCTCGCAGTGGCAGGACTACCAAGGCACCACGCCTGTGGTCCCGCCGGGCACGGTTGCAGACTCAAGCAATCCAGTCGGGCTGGCGCTGGACATTCGGGCGGGTGCCACGGTGCTGACGGACCCCGGCCTCCACATGCTCCAGTCCACCAGCGTGGACCGGCCACTGCTGTCGGCTTATGACGGGCAGACGCTTGGCCCCGGCGATACTTATGACGCGACGGGATACCCGGTCTTCCAGAAGTACAACGGCACAAACTCCAGCATGGCGACGGCAGCATTCGCCGCTGGCACGCTGATCAACGGCATGGACTGCATGATTCCGGTGAGGCGGGATGCCGGCGGAAATGCAATTCTTTGCTTCGACTTGGGCGGAATCAGCGGTTATTTCGGGTTGATTAATGCTGCTTCGGAAACGGCTTACAACTGCGGAACTCCTACGGTATTTGTTGACGGCGTTCAGTTGGCCGGCGGGACGCTTGTCATGGGCAATACTTTAGCATCGGCCCTGCCGGTGAGTGAGTTCCACATTGTTGAGTTTCGCAATCTAGACCTGTCAACATGGACTAGGTTTGGAATGTCAGGGTTTGCGGGTGGCGGGTATCTATTCAACGGCGCACGCGGCGACATCCTCCTGTACCCCAGCACCGCCAGCACCGAAGACAAGGACGCCGCGCGGCAGTGGCTGGCCGACTATTACGGAGTGACGCTGCCATGATCAAGCACCGGACCATCATCATTCCCGCGTCCGTGCAACCCAACGCACGCGCCCTGTGCAAGGGTTTGGCAGGCATCGCAGGCGACGGCATGT